GTACCACTTGGCACTACGTTTTTTCTCAGGAAGCATGCGTTTTTGTCCGCCAACTTTTTCTACCTGAGTTTCAGTAGGTTTTGTTGTTTCTATTTCAACGCCACCTTTTTTTAAACCATCTTTATCAACAAACATTTGATGATCAATAGGTCTTTTACCTGGGTTTTTCATAGATTAACTCCTTTTCTTTAAACCAGCTTGATTCAAAGCTATAGCGATAGCTTGTTTGCGAGATTTTACCTTTTTTTTCGACTTTCCGATAGGTAATTTTTTCTTTTTGAACTCTCGCATTACCTTTGCAATTTTTTTCTTTTGTTTTTCTGTCTGTTTAGCCATTAATTTTTAGTCATTACCTTCATTTTTTGCACACCTGACTTTGCTAAAGACACTCCAGCTCGTAAACCTGCCAAACTTTCGTTTTGATCCATCTTTTCATCAAAATTTACTTGGTCTTGGACTAGTTTTGCACGTTCTATGTCTAATTTTTGCTCACCTTCGTCTTTTTTGCGCTCGTTTTCCATAGCTCGTAGCTCTATTTCTCTGCTTTTTAGCTTAACAAGTGGGTCAACATCCTCTGCAGAGTTGATTTTACGCTCTTCTTCCATAAAGTCTTTGGTCATTTCCGCAATAAGCTTAGATTTTCTAGATTCTATGGCTACTTGTAGCTGCTCCATCATAGGATTTGGTTGTGCAGGCATACCAGTCATGGCCTGTTGTTGCATTTGTACTTGCATTTGTTGTAATTGTACTAGCTCTTTTGCAAACTCTAATTGAATTTGTTCTTGAGCCATTAAAGAAATGTGTTCTAAAATATTTTTTTGCACTAGTGAGGCTATTGTAGGATTATTTCTAACCATACTTGTACCCATAAAATTTAAGTGAGCGTCAATGTGAGCTTTGTGATCTTGTTTTGGAAAGGCTTGAAATTTTTTTCCTGCTAAAGCTTGGATGTGTTCCATGCTTGGGTCCATTGGTTGTGGTGGTGCAGGAGGAGGTAGAATTAAATCTACGTTTTTTATTCCTATAGCCTCATACATACTACGATAAGCTTGATACAAATTGTGTATCTTTGGGTTTGTTTGAGCTAGTTGTAGTTGTGTTTGAGCTAAACTAATTCTTTGTGTTTGTGAAAAGATGTTTGGATCTGCTATGGGTAGAACATCGACTCTATCATCAAAGTCAGTTTTCTTTACCATGCGTTGACCTCCCACTACATCGTAAGGATATTCTGGTGGCAGGTATAAAGAAAATATTCTAACTAATAATTTAAACTCGTTCTTCAGTGAGTTGTATAATCTTTTGTGTATGGCAGACATGACACGTGAACCACGCTCTAATAATGCAACTGTGGTTCCAACAGCAGCGCCTTGGTTGCCGTCACCTACTTGCATATCAGCGATGGACGCGAAACGTTGGCCTGCTGACACAACAACTCCCATTAATTGTAATAATGTGCCTGATGGCTCTTTGAAAGGCAGTGGCATAAATGCTTCACGAAGATTACCACCTGGTGCATCGACATCTCTAAACTCTCCAGGTTGTATAGACTGTGCTTCGTCTCTAACTCTAATGCCTCTTGTCTTAAAACCAGAGGGTAAGTTAGATAAAGTTCCTGCATCTAATAATTGTCTGAGAGCTGCGGTTGCAGTTCTTGATAGTCCACCAATCATGTGAATCAAACCAAAGCCATAAAAACCTAGACCTGGTAAAAATTTAAAATGTGTAAAATAATTAATTCTTTTTTTCTTAGGATCATTTGCTTCGTAGTTTCTACGAATAGCTAAAACTTCTCTGCTACCCTCTTCGATAGTCACGATGTATGGAAGTTTGATTCCTGTAGCCTCTCCTGTCTCAGGATTATTTTCTTCAAAACCCTCTAAGTCTAAATCAACATGACACTCTAATAGAGTATACATGTCTGGAGATTTTTCTGATTTACGAACACCCTCGAGCTCTCGCTCTTTATCTGCAATAGAGTCATCCATGTCAGAAGCATCACCGAGTTCTATGTCACGATAGAATCCACTGACTTGTTGTTTTCTTAAATCGTTTTCAGAAATATTTATTTTGTGAATTATAGAATCTGCATCTTCTAAACTAGTTGCAGAATACGGAACTAGTAAATCATCTGCAGGTACAAACTTTGAGACGGCTCGACCTAATAATTCATCGTAGTACACTTTTTTAAATGTCGAGCCTGAGAGAGGAAGATAGAAAAGCATTTGATCGAACTCCTGCTCATACTCTTTCATTTCTGACATGAGCTGATAATTCATGAACTCTTTGACACGCTCGCTCTGTTGTTCTTTAAGTGTGTTTGGAGCTCCGATGATTTGTGTTCGAACGGGACCACTAGCCGGTAATAATTCTTTGTAAGCCAGTGATTGAAATTGTGTGACTGCTTCTGCAAGGACAGGGTGTGTTGCACCGCTTGCGCCTTGAAATGGTTCGCCTCTGTCCTCGTATTTAAAACCTAAAAGATCTAAACCTTTTGTGTAAGAATCTTCCCAATCTTTTCTGGAGGATTTGTAATCTAAAAACATACCTTTGAGTTCACTACCCAAGGGCCCTAATACATCGTCCTCTAAATATTCTGCTAAGTTTGCAAAGTGATTTTCGCTTCCCTCCATCATCGCTTGAGATGGATCAAAAGCTACTTCTGCACCTCCGTCCTCTGTTGTAACAACCTCTACTTCTTGTGGAACACTTTGCTCTCTGTTAATTTCTTGAGCTAAAGCTTCTTGTATATCTTTTTGATCAGGTAAGTCTATTTTTGTTCGTTTCGTATTAGGTAACGATTTATCTATTTCTGCCATTTAAATTTTACCTTTCTTGAAATAAAGAGCCCACGCCTTGAGACATTGGTCCTTTTTCAGGTGGAACGGATCCACCCATTGCAAGTGAAGTTGACTCTAGTGATCTTATTCTAGAAATAGCCTCGTCTCTAGTTAGGCCCTCTTGCTCGGTGAGAGTATTATATAAAGCTTCGCCTGCAGGTGTTAACCTTTCTGTTGCTTCAGCTCCTTGTCCTCCTGTAAGCACACTTTCAATAAATCTTCCAAGACTTGGAATTTGAGTATTTGTAAAAGGTAAAGTGTAGTCCTCTGGATAAAAGAAAGCTCTGTTAGTTGTAATGAAATCAGCGGGTGCTCCTTGAACAGCAAAGCCACCAATATTCGCTGGCACTTCGCTAACTGATGATATCGTATCCTCTGAAGGGTCTCTACCACCAGGCGCTGCCTGTCCTAGAGAGAGACCACCTGGTTGATTAGGAGGTGTTGTTGGTGAACCTAGTAATTCAGTTACTTCAATATTTTTAGGTGTGAGATCTCCTGGATTAATAAAATATGCAGGGTTTGTTGTAAAAGCTGAGGGCATCGGTTGTTGTTCCTCTTCCTCTTCTTGACCTCTGAGTAAATTTCTAAATGCGTCTAAAACAATGCCACCAATACCGCCTGTGTTTACTATCGCGGGAATGATACCTTGTGTTCTCTCTGGTGCTGGGACCATGTTTGCAAAGTCCATGCCTGTTTCTCTTCCAGGAGGGGCGTCAGGAGAAGTGAAGAAAGGTCTCTCTGCTTGACCACCAAAAAGTCCTCTGACTATATCTCCGCCTGCTTCTGCAAGCGTAGGCTTGTTTGCAACAATGCGAGGTTGAAAATTTGGATTGGTTAACATAACAGGTTGACCCCCTGCTTGTGTTAAACCTTGTACAGTTGTGGAAGGTGGAAGAAGTTGCACGCCTCTTCCAAAGTTAGCGGCTCTTTGTAATTCTGCTTCTCTTGCTTTTGAAATTTCACCACCGGTTAGGATGTTCTCCATTAACTGTGCAGTGTTATCTTCTCGTTGTCTTTGTCTCTCTGCTCTTGCTGTTTTACTACCCATTAGTAATATACCCTTTGTTGTTGTGGCAGAGGATTGTCTTGTTCATCGTCTGGGTGCTCAATAAATCCTCCTTGTCTAAATCTCATGACTGCTTGTGTCATACTATCTACCAAGTCGTCATGATCACCATAAGGAAAAGCAGCACATTCTTCAATAACTTCTTCCGAAAACTTATCGTCGGTTGCCCATATCTGCCCTGACTCGAATAGTGGTGCCACGGCATTGACACGAGCGTGCTTATCGTTTCCACGACTCGGTGTATAATTTATAACGGGAATTCCTTGTTTACGCAACTCAAAAGTCAACGGCATACCACTCGCTTTACCCTCCACAATAACACTCTCGGGTTTCCAATAGTTATACTGTTCGAGGGCCACGCGCCTCAACTCAGGAAACTCAAATCTATCTTTGACGACATCTAACAAGATAAGATTCGGTCCGCTGTCCTCGGTCGGATAAAACACACCCCACGTTGTGATCGCCGAATAATCTGCAGTTTCTTTTTTCAAAAAAGCAGTATCATAGGATTGTATCACGTGATGAAGCGGGGGGAGGTCCTTGTCCCATAG